AGTTCCAAGGGTAAGAGATGTTGTCCCCGCAGGTTTAACTGTTGTTGTTCTAGCCGCAGGATTTATTCCAATTATCTCAGCAACTCTTTTGTTTTCTTCTTTTACTACTTTAGCAGCTGATTTCATGTTCAATCCTAAGACCGCACCTGAACCAATACCTGTCATTGAAATTCCAATCAATGCGTCTTTTTCAGTTGTTCTTTGCCAAATTGGTCTGAGGTAGTGAAAATCAGTATAACCTGCTTGAAGTGTCCCGATGAATGTTGCAGCTTTAACTCTATCCTCATAGTCTTCTTGTGATACAACATTGGATACATTCACCTCCGTAAGATTACAGAATTGGAATGGACGAAGTGCAATTTCACAACATGGGTTAGTTCCCCAATCTTTATCGTTACTCAAATAAATTCCTGGTTCACCAGCACCACTCGCTTCAATTCTTTTCCAAAGGTCCATAAAGTAATCCTTTGTAATCTTGTGTCTCATAAGAACGGCCGAGTTATTAGCCCTACCCCTTTGTGGGTTGTGTTCCCACCATTGACCACTTTTACAACCAATCATTTCTTCATCTGTTGCTGAGAACAAAGAAATCAAAGCCGCTCTTCTGATACCACCCGCAAGAACCGCATCCGCAATATGGCAAACCATATCATGAACTTCAATTGGTCTGAGTTTGTCACCGTCTTGTTTTGCATCTAAAATACCTTCTAATTTGATAAGACACTCTTTGAGAGGTTGAGGACCGGGTGCTTTACCACCTGAGGTAACAAGTCTCGCACCTTTTGGTCTGATATCACTGAAATCGAATTCGATGTGTGAACCACCAAAGAAGTAAGTTTTAACCAAAACTTTAATTGCATCTGCCCATCCCTCGATAGAATCCGCAACCAACCATCTTCTACCTCTTTCTTTACTTGGTTTTCTAATTTCGGGTAATGCGTCTACGTGATGTTTTTGAACAGAATATCCCACACCTGTTCCACCTAACAATAGAAACATAATTTCAGAAAAAACTCTCCAATCATCAACAGGTGCATATGCACAGTTATAAATTCTGTTTGGTGAAATTTCAATTGGTTTTCCTGCAAACTGCATTGACCTCATTGATGGAAGAACTTGTTTCTTGTAAACATACATGTAATTCTCTCTGATTTCATTTTCTAATTGTGGAAACTTTTTGATATGCATCTCCATGTTTCTTGTGACAAGCTCTTGCCACGTCTCTCTTCTCTTCAACTCAGGGATATACTTTGCATACTTCATATACACTGTAATCTCTGATAAAATTCTGTTCGAAATGTCCATTTTTGTAATTTTTTTGTAGAATATTTTTATTAAAAAAATCGGTGATTTTCTTATTAAATATCGGGTCGTGTACTAATCGACCACAAATTTAATTAAAAAAAAATAAGTTTTTTTTGAAAAAAGTAGATATTTAATTACACGTTGTTTTGAGTATTTTCACGAGCCTTTCTTTTTTCAAGTAGCTCTCTAACTCTATCTCTTTTTTTCTCTTCTTGTTGTTCTTCAAATCCAAGGAATGTTACTGAGGATTCTGTATCTATCTCAAGGAGTTCATTATTGAATTTACAATTTTCAAATACAACTCCGTCTTTACCCAAACGGGATTTTGTGATGGCTATAGTTGCTAAGTTCAACTCTTTTTGTTGAAGTGTTTTTGCTACTGTAATGATTACGTGTCCGACTTGCGCTTTCTTAATTGAACCGCCCATTTGGTCAGTAGTTACAACTTCAGAGGAAATTGAACTTCTGTTACCTTGAGTTGCAGTCCAACCGACAAGATTTAATTCATGACACATGGCTTCAAATGCTCTCATTACAGAACCCTCAGCTTTCCACTCGTCTTTTGCAGATTGTTCAGGTAGAACACAATCAATGTAGTCCAACAAAATCAAATCGATTTTAGTTCCGTCAGCTATCATCTTTCTAACTTGATTTTTGATTTGGTTCATTGTCACCGAATCAGAGGCAAGTTTCTTCAAGACAAGTTTGTTTTTCATCGTCTCTTGTATCTCGACAATTTTGGACATTACCTCTTCTTTATGATTAGCTAACTCGTCGGGTGCAATACCAGTCCAAATCGTGAAGTGTTTTCTTTGAACTATTTTCGGATTGTCCTCAAAGAAAATTTGAAGAACATTATATCCCATATTGAAAGCGGTGTTGGCAATCTTGGTTAAAATTGTGGTCTTACCAACACCTGTGGGTGCAAGTATGACCCCAATTTCACCTTTGGCTAATCCACCCTTTAATAGTTTGTCAATACCAGCAACTCCCATAGGAATTGGGTGTCTATAGTCTTCTTCCAATACTGTTTCCAAACCCGTAAAGATATCAGAGACATTTTTCTCAACTTCTCCCACCTGTAAAGCTTCACGGACTAAACCTTCCACTTTATCGTAAGACTCAAAGTCACCCTCTGTGATAATTTTTTGGGCTTTGTCCATAGCCTTCTGAAGCTCTTGTTGTTTACAAAACTTGAGTGCTTTTTCTTGGACAAACTGTGAACCTTCGAATGGTGCGTCTTTGACTTGTTTGAGTGTGTCGAGAACTATCTTTGCAACAAATTCTTGTGTAACTTCGGCTCTGATAAGTTGTTCCAAAGTTTCAAAATTCGGAGTAGCCTCAAACTTTTTATAATACTCTTTGATTAATTGAATAATAATTTTGAAATACTTGTTATCGAAGTAAGAACTCTCAATAACATCCATAATGGATGAAGCGAAGTCTTTATCTTCTATAATTTGGTTCAGTAATTGTATCTGAAATGTGTTGCCTAAGTAGTCAAAATTCTTATTCATAACTCCGAAATATATCCCCTCTATTTATTAAATATTAGTCCCTCAAATCAAATTCGCAGTATTGATAATTTAATTCTTCAGATGAAAAAATGTCAGTCAAACTTTTCAAAACATCTTTCAAATATGGTCTTACGTCCACCGTATAACGAACTTTCGGAGGAAAAATTTTACCATCAAAAATTCTATGACAAATTGTCTGGTCTCCCACTTTAACATAAATGTTGAATACTTCAGGTCCATCAGTGAAAGAAGTTTCCATGATTTTTGAGTCATGTTTGATTGCTTCCATGTTGTCCATCATATAAACAACCGTTTTCATTTTGAGGTAGTAGTGAAGCTCATCTTTAAGGTCTTTGATAAACTCATAAAACTCAATTGAGCTTTTCGCATCAGGATTGTAACCTTTAACATTGAAGTATCTTTGTACTACAATGTTTTCGTTGAGAGTCAAAAGAAACTCCATCTTGGTGATTTCTTGTTCTTTCATGTTTTTCATTTGTTTTTAGTGTTTCGTTTTTCTTAAAATTTAAATAAATTGTCTGTTTCTTTTATTCCCAATTCTTCATCTCTGTAGAAGATAACTGTGTGTTTGTCTTTCACTTCTTCATCGGTGAAATAATAAAGTGCCAACGAATATCTTGACACGTCATCAGGAGTGTTTAATGGTATTGGATGTCCGTGAGGTGCATCTTCAATAGAAAAGATAACCGCTCTGTTGAATATAGGTTCGACCTCAATTTCTTTCTTCCAAGGGTTCCCACCCCATAACTCCAAGTTACCACCCCATTCTTTCTCCCAATTTTCATTTAAATAAAGTAGTACGTTTAAGTTACGTTTCCATTTTTGACCAGGGTGTTGGTTATAATCAATGTGGATGGATAACTTACCCCCTTTATTTATTTTATGTATTCCCCCTCCCAACATTATAGGGTCTCTATATAATTTTTCAAACCCTGTTAGATTTTCTAAAAATTTAATAAATGGTTTAGAGTTCATATAATCTGTAACCATATTAGTAATTGGAAGATTCTGTTTAAATTCTTCCATATCCGTAATCCCTGACGGATAATATAGTTTGTTTTTTTGAAATTCTTCAACCCATTCCTCTTCGTTAGAAAACCATTTTTTGTGTTTTTTAATTTCTTCTAAACAACTTTTTAGTAAAAACTCGGGTAGAAAATTATCAATCACAATATACGGAAAAGGTTTTGCATTTCTATATTGGACTTTTAGTTTGTCTGATAAAGTGTAGTCTATCATTTCTTTCGTTTTTCTTTTCTTGTTAATTTCATAAATGGTCTTAGGAAGTTTACCCAAGCTTCATCGTTTTTTGGAAGATATTTGAAGA